AATGGATATTAGGAGAGCCTCTTTAATTATTCTCATGGTTTTGGCGGTGGCTGCGGGGTTTGCCATCGGCATTACATCGGATATTCCGAAAGATCGTATTGAAACAATCCAAAATGGGAAAGGGTGGCACGATGCAGGAAGGAAGTTTTGTAGGGCATACCGCTTGCGTAGATTGCGACAGTTCAGACGGATTGGCGGTTTATCGAAAGGAGGATAGTGATGGGGTTATATTTGAGGATGGGTATTGCTTTGCTTGCGAAGGGTACTTCTCCCCAAAGAAGCTGGGGAGTGATTACGAATTCATTGACAACTCATCTACAGGGGTGAATGCAGACGTGGCAACAGTAGAGAGCATCAAAGAGTACGATACAAGGGGCGTCAAGGCGCGCCGCATCAAGAAGACCTTTTGTGAAATGTATGGCATGAAGGTTTCATACAATGAAGAAGACGGGAGTATTGACACATATTACAACCCCGTTCACAAAGAAGGGGAAATTACGGGATGGGAGGTTCGGGAGCTTCCGAAGACATTCCGAGCAATCGGCGATACGAAGAAGTGCGAACTATTTGGTCAGCATCTTTTCAGCGGGAGCGGGGAGTATGCGAACCGTGTCAGTAATAAGTTCCTCATTATCTGTGAAGGTAGGCTTGATACCATCGCAATGCAGCAGGCAATGGTAGAGAATGGAAACGGAAACTTCATAAACGCTGTTGTAGGACTTCCAAACGGTGCCAATGCCAAGTCTGTCAAGGAGAATTACAAGTTTGTCAATGGATTCCAATCTGTCATCTTGGTGATGGATCAGGATGATCCCGGAAAGAAGGCAGCTTTTGATATTGCAAAGTCTCTTCCGATGGGCAAGGCCAAGATTGCCAGCTACTCTGAGAAAGACCCATGCGACATGCTTCGTAAGGGCAAGGGTTCAGAGCTTAGCAAGCTCATTTGGAAGGCTGAACCGTATTCTCCGTCTGGCATTATATCTGGAGAAGGTCTTTGGGAGCTTGTCAGCGAATCGGTTGAGGACAATTCAATTCCATACGCTTTCAAAGGTCTTAATGAGAAGCTTGACGGTATCCGAACGTCAGAATTGGTGACGATGGTAGCTGGAACGGGCGTAAGTAAAAGTACGTTTGCTCGGGCGTTTATGCACCATATTCTGAAGACGACAAATGAGAATGTGGCTGGCATGTTCCTTGAGGAGAGCGTTCGCAAGACAGGTCTTAGCTTGATGAGCATGGATGCTAACAAACTTCTTCATCTACCTGAACACGGGGCTTCACAGGATGAAATGAGGGAGTCTTTTGAGGGTACACTTGGAACAGGACGTGTATTCCTGTATGATAGCTTTGGAAGCAATGATATTGACACCATCTGCGAGAACATCACATACTTTGCAAGGGTTGCGGATTGCAAATACATCTTCTTAGACCACATTTCGATCCTTGTAAGTGGTGGTGTCCATGGTGATGAGCGTAGGGCGCTTGACGAGATCAGCACGAAGATCAGGACGCTCGTTCAGGAGCTTGATGTGTGCCTATTCATGGTGTGCCATCTGAAGCGTCCTGAAGGTCTTGGACATGAGCAGGGACGCGCTACAGAGCTTTCACAGCTGAGAGGTTCAGCGGGGATTGCGCAATTGTCAGATACCGTCATTGGGTTCGAGCGTAACAGCCAAGCGGACGATGATAAGGAGCGTAACACGTCTACTATCAGGGTTTTGAAGAATCGTCACTCTGGTAACACTGGCATAGCTGCAAAGGTTATCTATAATCCTGTTACAGGTGAGATGACAGAGATTGACAAAGGTGATGGAGGTGATGGTACGGACGGGGGTTTTGAAGATACCCCTTGGGATGGTTAATGTGAATAAACTACTTGCACGCTAGAAGATTTAGACGGTATGATTGCGTAGCAGCGCAGGCGTACACCTGATTCTGGCAAAGGGCAAAGAGGAAGTGGTATGGGAACGGTAATATTCGACATCGAAACAAACGGGCTTCTGGAACAGCTTACAAAGATTTATGTAATCGCTTGCAAAGATGCTGATGGTACGAATGAAAAGGTATTCACAACGGAGGACTGTGGAGATCGTATTCCTGACGGGAATCTCAAGGATGGTGTTAAACATCTTATGGGGTATGACAGGATAGTCGCGCATAACTTTATGGGCTTTGATACGCATGTATTGAACAGGTTCTTTCCCAATCTGTGGAATACAAAGACAGTTCCGTTTGACAAGCATTGGGATACTTTTGTACAATCGAAATGTCAGCACTTTGACAGGCCACGCATCAAGGGTCAGAAAGGTAATCATGGGCTAGCATATTACGGGGATCTTTTCAAGTTTCCGAAGCCGTCTATCGAGGACTGGACATACTGGGATGCAGCGAAGCTTAACCGCTGTCTCGTGGATATAGAGATTAATCGGAAGGCTTATATTTATCTTAATAATGAAGCCGAGAAAACGGGTCTTGATTTTACAGAGCAGATTCTTAGGACTCAAGAGGCGCAGTTTCATTATGCGCATCAGGAGATGACGGGATGGTATGGCGACAAGGAGCACATGCGGAAATGCGTTGTCGATCTTGATGGGATCATTGATGGACTTAGAAATGAGATTGAGCCCAACCTTCCAAAGCAGGTTAAGCCAAAAGCCGTTAAAGCTACTTGGGAGGATGTTCGAGATAAATGGGAAAAGTTTTATCGGAAGGTTCCAAAGCCCAAGATGGATATGAGGACAGGGAAGGTTATCAAGGAATCGTATATTCCGACAACGAAGGTGTTTCTAAAGAATGGGCTATACGATAAGCATACGGCGTCCCATTTTGGGATTAGTCAGGAACCCGATGAGTCAGATCGTTTGGTAAGGGGCGCTCATACACGGATCGAAATATTTGATTCCAAGATGAGTCAGCACGCTATTGTTAAAGATTATCTCCTTAGTGAAGGTTGGCAACCGACTCAATGGAATTACCAGAAGGATAGTGACGGCAAGCTTGAGCGTGATGATCGTGGGAATATGATTAAGAAGTCGGCTAAACTCACCGAGGACTCTTTTGGTAGCATCAAAGGGGGGTTAGGAAAAAAGATCGCAAACTATAACACGTACATCCATCGTCGCAGGACGTTTGAGAATGAGAAGGATGGTACGAAAGGGTGGTTGAATCAGATCAGGGAAGATGGGAGGATTTCAGCAGGCGCATTGTGCTGGCAAAGCAGCACTGGTAGATCGACGCAGACAAAAATCGTAAATTGCCCTAGTAATTCAGCGCTTTACGGATGGGAGATGCGGAAAACGTGGACGTGTGAAGACGATAAAATTTTGGTATCTGTGGATCAGGATTCTTCGCAGCTTCGACTTCTGGCGAATTTCATGGGTGATGAGGAGTTTACAAAGTCTGTTGTCGAGGGTGAAGAGTTTGACGCGGATCATAATTACGTTGGCACAGATCCGCATTCTCTGAACAGCCGGCTATTTGGACTTGTATCTGACGAGGATTGGGCATACGCAGTATATTCTCAAGACGGGGCGACGATCAAGAAGATCGGCGACGATCGGAAGATTTCTAAGAAGGGAATCTATGCGCTCCTCTTCGGTAGCGGCCAAGAAAATTTCGCTAATGTGTTAGGCTATAAGACAGCAGCTCAGGGAAAGAAAGCAATGGGCAATTACTTTGAGAGGCTTCCGAAAGTCAAAAATCTCATTGACGGGCTGAAAGAGCAATGGCTCAGTAACAAGTTTCGAGGAGGTGGTTATATAGAAACTGCGGGAGGCGCAAAAGTTTGGTGCGGATCAGAACATAGGCTGTTGAACTACTTATTGATGGGCTCTGAAGCCACTCTCCAGAACGAAGCCATCAACTGGGTAAACGAACAGATGAAAGTCCGAGGATTGAATGGTAAGCAGCTAGGGAGCTTTCATGATGAACTGACGTCTGAGTTCCCTCTTAACGAAGAAAAAGAAGGTATTCAACTCATGTCAGAGATGTATGGTGAAGCCTCTAAACGCCTTGGACTTGAGGTTTTGGTGACAGGCACCGCCCAATCTGGAAAAAGCTGGGCAGAAATTCACTAATGTTCCAAAAAGGGGTTGCAAAGGAAGGGCCCAGACGTATACTTGAACACATCAACAACCAACCCGAAAGGATATAAACATGTACCATAAAGAGATTGACATTCGTGACGAAAGGCCACAAACTGTACAGAGCATTAGGTTTGGAGAATATGACGGGGATGTTATTACTCTCAATTTCGAAGCTGGGGAAAAGGTTATTGTTATTGCAGAGGGTGACATGGCTTCAGTGTGTATGAAGGACATTAACAATCTCATCAAAGCTCTTGAAAAATCCAAAGAGCTGTGGTATACTTAACCCTCACCAACGAAACGTAGGAAGACGATGAATATTACAAGCGCATTGATTGAAGATTTGGAAGATGAGCACGGCAACGATAAGGTTTACGAACATATCAACAAGGGGAATGGAGCAGGGCGGATCGACACGAAGCGCCTGCCCAAAGAGGAACGTAACCAAGATAAAGAATACCGAGCGAATAAAAAGAATGGGAGATGGAAGCTTGTGGAGGGGATGGGATTCCTTGGTAACGGGGAAGATCGAGAGGATAAGGAATGAATAATGGATAATCAACAATCAGGGGGAGTCGGTCTTGGAGGACTCTTGTTCTTAATCTTCATGGTTCTAAAATTAGCAGGGGTGGTTAGTTACAGCTCCTTTGTGGGTTCCGATGACATTGCTTCTAATCGCCTACACAGTGTTTTACTTCATCTATAAAATCCGTTAGAATACGAAAGAATGGATACAATTTAAACATCAACCAAAGACAGGACAAATTATTATGACAGCTTCAATTACTTTCAATAAAGACTCCAAGGGAAACATCACAAGCGCCATCGTCAAAGATGCCCTTGCATTCTATTGCAAGATTCAGAAGCCCTCTCCGATCTACGAAGAGCGTACTATGCATAACCCAACCCAGTTTGAGTACACTATTGATCTTCTCGTGAACGAAGACGTGGCTGATGAATGGGATGAAGTGTTCGCCAAGCAGCCCTCCAAGAAGATGTCGGCGGCAATCTTCAAAGAGAAATTCAAGCTTGAAGATGAGAGCGTTCTTGATGACCCAAACGCTAAGAAGTTTTATCTCATCAAGGCTAAGCAGGCGGCACAGAAGAAGGACGGATCTCCAATGCATCCTAAGATGCGCCCACGGGTTGCACAGGTTGTAGACGGCAAGCCGGTTGATATCACCTTCAGCGAGCTTGTTGGGAATGGTAGCAGCGTTGACGTTCTTCTCAATATCAACCAGAATGACTTTGGCACATTCAGTTACCTGTCACGGGTCAAGGTTAACAGCCTTATCAGTTATGAATCTGGGTGGAGTGACAAGGAGGAAGAAGTCTTCCTTGGTGGTACCATGGAGATTGATGAACGTGATGAGGCCCCCATGGCAGGGGGTTCGGGAAACCAACCTGATAACGGTTTCGATATGGAAGAGGATGATGATGACGATCCGTTTTAAAGCCGTGAGATGGATGAAGGTATAAAATTATAGGGAATTGATAAAGTATTGGGGCGGCAAAGCGCCGCCCATTATATAGGAAGTCAAGACGATGGAAATTATTGTACTAACGGTGATTATTGTGTCAGCCCTTCTCATCACATGGAAGGCTTGGTGATTATGGATGTTCCAGATGTTTTTGATGTTTGTTATATTGACTGTGATCTGGTAAAGTATCGTTCCAGCTTTTCAGTTGAGAAGACTTACTACCATTTGTATGACGAGGAAGGAAGTTTTGTTGATGAATACAGCAACGCTAAAACAGCTAACGAGTATCTAAGAGAGCTTTCAGAGTTCTTCATGATTGACACATCGGGGTATTACAAGGTTCCCGATAAACGTATAGGAGAAGAACAGCAAGCAAAAGATGCGTGTGACTTGATCCTCAAAAGTATCAAAGAGGATTGCCCTGCGAAGGTTTACAAGTTATACCTCACAGGTGACGATTCTTACAGACACTCGGTAGCAACCATTCACAAGTACAAAGGGGATCGGGCAGATACTAAGAATCCCAAGTGGATTGACAGTGTAGAGCAACATATCGTGAATGTTCATGGTGCAGAGTTTGTAGACTATATTGAATGTGATGATTACATGACAACAGGGCTGTGGGATTGCTACAGGAAGGGTCTTGTTGGAGTTGCTGCAAACTTGGACAAGGATGTACACCAAGCCCCCTTGTGGCATTACAACTGGGTCAAGAGATCTTTCAAATACGTCACTCCGGAAGAAGGATTACTTTGGTGCTATACACAGGCTTGTGCTGGTGACATGAGTGTAGATAATTACGAAGGGATTCCTCGTATTGGCGTCGTCAAGGCGGGAAAGATTCTCGAAGGATGCAACAGCGAACGGGAGATGTACGAAGCATCTGTAGAAGCTTACAGGAAGCACTTTGGAGATGTTCACGAGTACGTTACTTGGTACGGTGAAACCATTGAGAAAACCGCTGAGGAATTGTTCTTGGAGAATATGAAGCTGGCGTACATGCTTAAAACAGAAGGTGAGTATTACAAGGTGCCCGAAGAAGACAAAGAGTAATAATAATGTACATAGGGATTGACCAATCATATCGAAATACAGGGATCGTCACCATTGACGATGATCTTAATGTTGTAACCCATGAGGTTGTGCAGACACTTAAAAGTGATGGGGATTATTTTACACGGGCGGCACTTGTTGCAGAAACAACAACATGTATTATAAAGACCACAGATGAACTAACAGGTGCCGTAAAAGGCATTGGGATTGAGGGATTAGCGTTTGGGATGAGAGGGACAACGTTACAGCAACTTGCAGGGCTTCAATTCATGCTTGTAGGGGCTCTTAGAGAGGCGCTGTATTATCCAAAGGTGTACACACCATCCACGGTAAAGAAATGCGCCACGGGCGCTGGGAAGGCGTCTAAGGACGATATGTACAACGCCCTCCCCGATCAGGCTAAGAAGCTATTTGAAAAGATAACAAAATCCAATGGTCGTGAAGATTTGGCAGACGCATATTGGATTGCCGTAAAGACAAAACTGGAGGATGCACAATGAAGGATTTAAATTGGAAGGAAATTTCCCTTGATCTTGCAAATGAAACCAAGCGAGTCATGGATGAGAACGATGGTTACTAAAAACGTTAGTGGCTATGATTTGAAGTCCGTACTAACGGAAATTGCAGATAGAAGAGATAAAGAGGGGCAAGATGTTCAATAACGTTATTACGGGAGACTGCCTAGATGCGATGGCATCAATAGAAAATCAGTCGATAGATTTAATTTATCTAGATCCTCCCTTCTTCACGGAGAAAATACATAGGCTAAAAAACAGAGATAGAACCATAGAGTTCAGCTTTGATGATATTTGGAGAAGCGATAGGGGTTATGCTGAATTTTTAATGGAAAGAATTCAAGTGATGAGGGAGTTGCTTAAAGATAGCGGGTCGATATTCGTTCACTGCGATAAAAGTGGTGAGCACATAATCCGCGCTATCCTAGATAAAGTTTTCGGTGCATCTAATTTTCGTTCAGAAATAATTTGGAGCTACAAGCGGTGGTCGAACTCGAAAAAGGGGCTTTTGCCTAGCCATCAAAACATCTATTTTTATTCAAAGAGCAAGAGTTTCAAGTTTAATACCATTTATTCAGCATATTCCGAGACTACTAACATAGATCAAATATTGCAGAAAAGATCAAGAGATGAGCATAATAAGTCGATATACGATCTTGATGAGTCAGGCACGTTCAAGCATGGAGACGCAAAAAAAGGAGTGCCTTTAAGTGACGTCTGGGAAATTCCATATTTGAACCCTAAAGCGAGAGAAAGGGTGGGATATCCTACCCAAAAGCCTCTACTGTTACTAGAAAGAATAGTGAAGCTTGCTACCGATGAAGGAGATATCGTCCTGGATCCCTTTTGTGGTAGCGGAACCACTTGTGTTGCCGCTAAGTTGCTTAACAGACAATATATTGGAATTGATAAGTCAGCTGAAGCTGTCGAGTTGACTAAGAGTAGGATAGATAACCCAGTTAAGTCTGAGTCAAAATTACTGGAAAATGGCCGCACATCATATTTAAATGCAAACGTACAGTCGCTGAGCTTCCTGAATGGTCTTGACTACCATGTTGTTCAGAGAAATAAAGGGATTGATGCGATACTTGCTAAACATTATGAAAGCGCTCCTGTGCTAGTTCGAGTGCAAAAAGATAATGAGCCTCTTAGCGAAGCACTGAACTTATTGGCTAAAGCAATGGTTACAAAGCGCTCAAAAAAATCAATTTTGGTGCAGACAGCACAGGAAGAAGATCTATTTGGGAAGGAGGCGGTCGCTGAGGGAATTGAGATAGTAAAATCGCCCGCATTGCATATATCGAAGATCCTGGAAAGCTAACGCTGCAATTAAATACGCTCCCTTCGGTCGCCGGACCTTCGCTTCGCTCGGCCGCTTATTGCAGCGTTAGCTTTTATAAGGTGTTAAGAGCAGATTTAGAGTCTTTGCCAATTTTTCCGAGTACTTTTCAAAGGGGAGAGGTTTCTCTGAAGAGTCATTTCTAGAGTACTTGTCATTAGAAGAGGTAGCTGGTGGAACTTACAGAATTAAAAAATAGAATATGTGAAATCTTCTCTGGAAATCAAGGAGAGCTACAAACAATTCTCAATCTTGTGGATGAGAACGATGGTTACTAAAAACTGGTAACGATTATGCCCACGATTGACCAACCCCCTCAAACACAGAAAAGGCACTTCCGGCGCCTTTCTGCATTCAGACAAAACTGGAGGATGCACAATGAAGGATTTAAATTGGAAGGAAATTTCCCTTGATCTTGCAAATGAAACCAAGCTATCATGGCGTCGCATTGCAATCATCCTGATGATCCCAAAGAGTACCGTGTCAGATCATCTACGCCCTTACAAGGGTTTAGGCACAACCCGTCACAAGACGTAAAGGTGGCGTATCAATGCAAAAGGAAGCTTGCAAGTGACTTGAACAGGCGGTACAATATCTCAGTTGCGGTTTATGAGGCGTTGATGGAGGGGGTTGGTCGAAGGTGCATGATATGCAAGTCTATTGAAGGCGACGGAGGGATTGGCACCCTCCATATTGACCACTCTCACAAGACGGGCAAGATAAGAGGCGTCCTGTGCAGATTCTGCAACAACGGCATTGGAAACTTTAAAGATGAACCAGAGCTTCTTCGTAGATCAGCCGAATATTTGGAAGACAATTAAGGGGAATGACATGCAAGACTTTGTAGAGAAGACCTACCTATTCAATCGTATCGGGCTATGCTCGCAAGAACAGACAGTGGAGAGTATCGAGGGTGGTATTTCCCTCATTGACGGGGAGCTCGATGAGTTTTGTACAGCGCTTAATTCCTTTGGGGGTAACAAGGAACACTGGCCTCTGGGCAGCCGTACAGATGCTCTTGATGCTCTTGCTGACATCCTTGTTGTTACATTAGGCCTTGGGTATCGTGCAGGATTCTCTGAAGAAGATATTAAGGGGGCGATGGACGTTGTGTCCCAACAGAACCTCAATAAGTTTTGCAAGACGAAGAAGGAAGCTGAAGAGTCCGTATCGGCGTATGAAGATGATGAAAGGTACAAGAATGTACACCATGAGCGAGCTGGAGAGGGTCGTTATGTCATCGTAGGAACAACCGACGAAGGAACTCGAAAGATTCGAAAGATTCTAAAAGGGTTGCATTTTGAAAACCCGAAGGGTAAACTCATGGAACTTCTTATGAAAGGTGATAAATGATGACACGGATTGAAGGGAAAGGGGGGATATCGGCAACGGTAATTGCGGATAGCATCTCTAGTATTGACAGGCAACGTATCACAACATTTGAACTTGATTATCCACGGTTTATTCTGAGTCAAGTCAATACACATAGACAACTCGCACGCAACGCTGCAAGCACACGGGCAATCCCCCTGTTAAAGCAGATTGAAATCATCAATGAAAACCCAGCAATGCCGATTTCCTTTGGATCGAATAAATCGGGCATGCAGGCTGGTGAAGAGCTTAATTTCAACGATCAACATATTGCCAAATCAATCATCAATGATATGATGGATTATTGCTCAGAAGGCGTTGAGAAGCTTGAGAAACTTGGATTACATAAGCAGCACGCAGGGCGTTATATTGAGCCTTGGTCATGGGTAAAGGGTGTCGCGACGGCAACAGAGTTTAATAACTTCTTCCACCTTCGATCACATGAGGATGCCCAGCCAGAGATTAAAGAGCTTTCGGATTGCATGAAGAAAGCTCTTGAAGAAAGTGAGCCCTTCGAGTTAAGTCCCGGAGAATGGCACACACCTTATATAGGACACATGCGAGGGGCTCTAGGAGAGCTGTGGTACTACGTTGACGATGAAGATGGGGGTGACATCATCCTAAGCCTTGAAGACGCTCTAAAGGTCTCTGCAAGCTGTTGTGCGCAGGTCAGCTTCCGAACCCTCGATACGTCTATTGACAAAGCTAAAAGAATCTATAAGATGCTCATTGAGAGCGATCCTCCTCACGCATCAGTGGTAGAACATCAAGCTACACCGATGGAGCTGCCTACAAGTGATTGTGAAGGTTTGTTCCCGGAAGAGGGCCACACGCAGCTCGACGTGGACGACAACTATTGGTCAGGCAATTTCAAAGGATGGATTCAGAGCCGTCAGCTAATTTCTAATCATACGAAACGCGGATAAAGAGGAAATACCAATGGCTAAGATGACAATTATTATGGAAGACGGTGGGACTAACGTGGAATACTCCAAAAAGATGGATGACAGTATTACCATCGTTGAAGTGATGAAGACATACCTTGAAGCCAACGATCATTTCGGATACATGAATGATGTGGGTGTTGACATTCGTAATAGCTTCTGGGGGAATACTAGATTGTCATGGGATTCTGACAATGGTGTAGGAGAATATGGAACAGGATCTTACAATCCTCCCCACAAAAAAGGGGATGTCAAGTTCCTAATCCCCGCCGAGATGTTTGGAAAATCAGCAAAGCTGATCCTTGATACCTCTAGATACGCACGGGAAAAGCTCACTCAACGGGAGTTGGAGGTTGATCTAAAGAAGAGTGCTTTGAGGGTTATTAAGTGTATTAAAAACAATCCGGAAGGAGAGATAATCTCGGTAGGATCATTAAATTATAGGGTTAGTGCAGATTGGTTTGATGAGGAGACAATGGAATTGTTTATCTCTGTTAGTGCCGATACAGGCGACGACCTCCTTTTTGAAATGGATTTGGAAGATTCAGAAGACCAGCTTGGAGTGATTATTGGTTCACAAGGCTGATGAAAGATGGTAGGATATTAGGACATTGAAACGTCATGCCAAGGATGGCGCACTTATACGGGCACACAAAGAGGTCTTGAAGATGTTGGTAATTAAACGGACGGGAAATACACAAGAATTTGATGAGGAGAAGATCAAGGCTGCTGTTGCAAAAGCCATGTCCCGTACAGATTATGAGGATGATAAGCTTCAGAAGAAGGTTGTTCGGTATGTCAAGGATACAATTTCAGGGGATGTCATTGAAGAGATTGAGGTTGATGATCTACATAAGCTTGTAGAGAACGGCATTATGAAGGCACAGGCGTATGATGTGGCGCGAGAGTATGTCACATATCGGAAGGATAATATGCCGGATATCTTTCGAGAGCGTCTTACGCTGAAGCCGTATGAGTACCCCCGTCTCGCAGATTATGTTGATGCCATTCAGCAATCATATTGGATCGTGTCTGAGTATGACTTCACAAGCGATGTACAGGATTACAAGTCTAATCTTACATATCCTGAGAAAGAAGCTGCACGTAAAAGTATGCTTGCAATCTCACAGGTTGAAGTAGCTGTAAAGACATTCTGGGGGAAGGTTGGTGATCGGCTTCCAAAGCCAGAGATTCAGGGCGTTGGTGCAACCTTTTCAGAGAGCGAACAAAGACATTTTATGGCTTATGCACACCTTCTAGAGGTCTTAGGTCTCAATAAAGACTTTGAAACCATCCTAGAAGTTCCTGCAATCAAGAAGCGTGTCAACTACGCCCAAAAGGCCCTCGCAAAGGCCAAGACAGATAGCAATAAGGATTACCTAGAGTCTGTTCTACTTTTCACACTCTTCATTGAGAACGTAAGCCTCTTTAGTCAGTTCCTAATCCTTTCACAGATGAATAAAGAACGCTCTGTGCTCAAGGGCATGAGCAACGTAATTTCCGCCACAAGCCTTGAAGAGCAGCTCCACAATGACTTTGGATGTGAGATTGTAAATATCATCCGCAAAGAACACCCCGAATGGTTTGACGAAGACCTTAATGATCATGTAGAATTCCTAGTACAGGAAGCGTTCGAGGCTGAGAAGAGTATTGTTGAATGGATTTTTGAGGAAGGTGACTTCGATTACCTCACGACGGAGGAGGTTGTAGAATACATCAAGAACCGTTTCAACATGGGGCTTGAACAGGCGGGGTTTAAGAAGTCATTCGAGGTTGACGAGAAGCTTCTTGAGCGTACAGAATGGTTTGATCTACAGAACGCATCCACAATGCACACGGACTTCTTTTCTAAGAAGCCTGTCAATTAT